AAGCAGTGGTATCAACGCAGAGTACTGCATGAGTCTGTATGCTGAATATCTGAGAGAGAAAACTGAGGATCTGATTCTAGAGTCTGATATCGGCTTTGCTACGTATAGATTCTTGAATGATTCAAAAACCGTCTACATCATTGACCTCTACATCAAGCCAGAATTCAGACAAAAGAAATCGGCAAGCTCAATTGCTGATCTGATCGTTGATCTAGCAAGATCCAAGGGCGCAACAGAGTTACTGGGCACCGTTGTGCCCTCGAATAAAAACAGCACAGTCAGTCTTAAAGTACTTTTGGGTTACGGGATGAGTCTGCAGAGCAGCTCACAAGATTTGATCGTATTTCGGAAGGAGATCTAATGGGAGCAGTGGGTGGTCTTTTAGGTACAGCGGGCGGTGTGAATGGTACGGGTATCTCTGGGCCATCAGCTGCCAACATCACGAATCCTGTGACTCAGGGGCAGATCGGTACATCCTATACGGGTGTGCAGAATTCGCTGCAGTCTCAAAATCAACTGTTGGGCGCTTTGCAACAGCAGAATGGTCTTGGTAATCAAAATCAGGTCTATGGTCAGCTACAAGGTGTCGCCAACGGCACTGGGCCAAACCCAGCGCAAGCGATGCTGGCTCAATCCACTGGCCAAAACGTCGCGAATCAATCAGCTCTCATGGCTGGTCAACGCGGCGCTGGTGCCAATGTGGGTCTTGAGGCTAGACAAGCTGCACAAACAGGGGCAGCGACTCAGCAGAATGCTGTCGGTCAGGCGGCGACTCTGCAGGCTAATCAATCGCTGAATGCGATCGGTGCCGCTGGTAACTTGGCGACTCAACAAGCTGGTCAGCAGATCAATCAAACCAATGCCAATACTCAGGCTCAGCAGAATGAGCAGCAATCCTTGCTTAATGCTCAAGCAGCTTACAACAGTGCTCAGGTTGGCAGTCAGACTAGCATCAACAATGTAAATGGCGCTCTGGCAGGATCAGCAATGGCCGGCCAACAGGCCTTAATCGGTGGCGCTCTAGGTGGCGCAGGTGCTGCGATGACTGGTGGCGGCTCAGCTGCGGCGATGGCTCAGGGTGGCGTCGTTGGGATGGCTGATGGAGGTGATCCATCTGCTGTCAATTCAATGGGTCAGAGTAGTTTCTCGCAAGCTCTCGCGACTCAATCGCAGAATGCTTTTGCTGGAATGGGTTCGGCTGGCGGACAGCAGAATCCATTGAATAAAGGTGCAAGCGCATTCACTAGTGGCTTGATAGGTGCCCTTAAATCAGGGCCAACCGCAGGCACAATGGCCGGTGGCCCGATGGATCAAGGCGCGCCAGATGCGAGCATGGGGATGATGATGGCTGCAAAGGGCGGCAAGGTGCCAGCAATGGTCTCACCTGGTGAGGTTTATTTGCCACCGAAAAAGGCCAAAGAAGTCGCCGCTAAGGGCAAGAATCCGATCAAAGAGGGCGAGAAAATCCCTGGAAAGCCTAAATATCCAGGCAATGATTATCGAAACGACGTCGTTCCAAAGAAACTTGAAGAGGGCGGTGTCGTGATCCCAAATGAGGTCATGCAATCAGATGATCCTGCTGGGCACGCAGCTCGGTTTGTCGCATCTACATTAGCAAAAAGCAAATATCGAAGGAAGTAATATGGATTTATCAAAATTCACTAAGATTGCGTCTGATGCTAAGTCCACGACTCTGAAACATCAGAAGGGGCATGAGATTAAGATTGCTCATAACATGGTCAATCCAGATCTCAAGAAGTCTTTGGAAGAAATGCCTATGCATTTGGCAAAAGGCACGCCTGACGGTCCTCTATATCAGACTAAGCCTGAACAGGATAATGCTGCGATTACTGCCGAGCAAACTAAAGCGCCTTGGGTTCATGGCGGTGGTGTAAATTACCAAACTGAGCCGGAGCAGGATAATGCTGCGGCTACTGCTGAGCAGACTAAAGCGCCCTGGGTGCAAGATGTACCGCCGCCACCAGAGGCTGCTAAGCAAGATGTTGAGCATCCAGACCTGACCGATCAGCAAAAGAAATATAATGAGCATGTGCAGGCTGTTTACGGCAACATGGATCCGATTCTGTACCCGCCAGACAAGATCAAAGGCATGCAATTTCAATCCAAGGGTGAGGAGCCAGCGGCTGGTTTGAATTATGGTTTTATGGAAGGGGCCATGAAAGATCTCGGAGCTCAAAAAGAGTCAGAGGCCAACAAGGCTGACTGGCAAGCGATTGAGAATGAGAAGAAAAACACGTTGCGTAAAGGCTTTGGCATGTCGCAATTACCTGGGCCATCTGGACTTGGAAATAGTGAGCGAGCTCAAATGGTTGGCGATGGTAATCCACAGACTCCACAGAGTAATCCACAAGACCAACAGCAACAGCCAAACCCAATGGCTGCGATGGATACGTCTGGCATGCAGGGTGACGCTCTGCAGATGGGTTTGCAGGGCATTCAGCATCAGCAACAGGCCGCGTCTCAATTCGGTAAGCAAGAGGCTGCGGCTGCTAAAAAGCAGATGGATAATCTCAATACTATCGATCAAAACTTCCAAAGAGGCATGGCCGGTAAGCAGAAAGAGATCGACAACATTATCAACGAGGTTAAATCTCATCAGATCAATCCGAATCATTATATGGAGAATATGAGTGCCCCTAGAAAGGTCGCAACTGCTATCGGTTTAGTGCTTGGCGGCATGGGTGGCGGATTGATGCACCAAGAGAATCCAGCCCTCAAATTCTTAAACGCTCAAATTGATCGCGACATTAACTCTCAAAAAGAGAATATGGGAAACAAGTTGAGTCTCGCATCTCACTACTCTCAGCAGTTGGGACATATGGAGGCTGGTGTTAACTTTGCTAAAGCGACACAGATGGCGATCTATGCTGCTAAAATTAATCAGGCTGCCGGTCAGACTGCTGATCCAATGGCAAAAGCCAGAGCTGAGCAGGCGTCATCGCAGTTAATCCAACAGGCTATCCCATATTTGCGAAAGGCTCAGACGCAATCCATGCTGTATGGAAAAGACGGTGAGCATTTGCCGGTTGAGCAGAAATTGTTGCTCATGAAAAACACAGATATGATCAACGATAAGCAGTATGAGGAGGGCAATAAAGAGGTTGGATCGATGCAGAATAATGAGGCCGCCAGAGCTAATCTTTTGTCCGCTTTTGATAAAATGAATCAGAAAAACACGATCGGTAATCGCGCCATGCATGCTGGTTTTGAGCCAGCATCATCTGGTGAGTTTGATAATCTGGTGACGCCATTGATCCATGATCAAATGGGTCGGGTTAATGAGTTTGAGGCAGAGAATGCTAAAAAGCTTAAACCGGCGCCTGGTGATTCGCCGCAAAAGATCTTAGAGAAACGTGCTGCTCTTGACCGATGGATTCAGAGCAAGTCATCATTCCCGACATTGCAAGGTCTTGGTTTGTCGCAGCGTAAAAATCAGCCAGTTAGTTTTACACCACGGGGACAATAATGCCAGATCAAGGTCAAACTATACCAGTAATGGATCCTACAGGTCAGCTAGGTGATATACCGCGCGAGCAGCTCAACGATGCCCTCGGGCAGGGATATAAAGTCGCACAGCCTGCGGATATCAAAGCCAATGAGAATGAGCAGCAATACGGTACACCTGGTGAGATGGCTAAGACCTTTGGTGAGGGCGCTGCGAATGCCGCAACCTTTGGCGGATTCAGGGCTCTTGAAAAAGGCTTGAACGTATCGCCACGTGGGATCATCGGTCGTGAGGAGACGAATCCTGGCACCTATGGCGCAGGCGAGATGGCCGGATTGGTTGGCTCGAGTGCTCTTGGTGTTGGTGAGGGCGCAGCTTTAGAATCAGCCGGTAATCTTGGCGCAAGAGCACTTAACCTAGGTGAGCAGGGGATCATCAATAAAGTCGGCACTGGTGCTGTAAAGGGGATCATTGAGAATGGGCTATTTCAATCTGGTGATGAAGTTTCAAAAATGGTCGTATCAGATCCATCCCAGTCTACAGGCAGTGCTATGGCTAATGTTGGCCTGTCTGCAATTATCGGTGGTGGTATCGGTGGCGCTCTTGGTGCTGTATCTCCGTTATGGGAGGCTACCACTGGCGGGCGTTTAAAATCATACTTAGATTTAGTTAAGAATCGGGCCGATGGCGAGGCATTGCCAATGGATGCCACCGTTAAGGGCGCGATCAATCAGGCGATTCAATCTGGGATGGATATCTCGCCAGAGATTCAGGCATCGATGTCGAATAGCCCTGAGATTCAAGCTCTACATGCGCAACTCTTGGATTCATCGACTAAACCAGGAATAAATCTCAAAGAGGCGCGCGATCAATTCTTCAAAGGTGTCGAGGATCATGCTCTTAGCACCGTTGGCGCTACGCCTGAGTATTTAGAATCGATCAAAAATAAATCTGACAATCAGCTGGCCAGTGACATCTCATCCAACATCGTTGATAGCCTAAAAACTAGAATCAAACCGGTGAGTGATGCCTATGAGGCATTCGAGAGCAAGGCTGGTAATGTGCCGATTGCTCAAGAGCAGACTGTTCTCTCAGACAAGCTCGGTCAATGGGCTATTGAGAATCGTCTGCATGGCCGTGAGAATGCCGGTGAGGAGCTGTACAACTATGCGATGAAACGGCTGCCTAATATCAAAGACGTAACTGACCTTAAGAATCTGCAACAAGATATCTGGGGTAAGGTTTATAGCGGCGGTATTCCAGCGCCAGACGCCCTTAAATATGGTGGTGACTTGGTTCGCATGATTAGGACCGCACAGGAAGACACCGTCATGCGCGGCCTCGGCGATAAATTCGGACCAGAGGCTCTGGGTGAATTCAATGCTGCAAGAGCCAACTATTCGCAGATGATGCAAGAAACGGTTGATCCATTGGCCGCTCGTCTAAATGTTGGCAGATATAGCGGCGCTAAAGGTTTCCTTGCTAAACTAGAGGAGAAATTCTCGGAGAATCCTGAGAAAATCTTAAATAAGCTTAACCCTAAAGATGACGCTAATTTGATCACTCTGTTGCAAAAAGATCTGCCAGATGTGGCGCAAAAGATCAGACAATATCACTCAGACGAGGTGTTGAGCAAAGCTGCCAAGGGCGCAGCGCCTGGTGAGATTAAGACCAAAAAGATCTATGATCAAATTCAGGGTATGTCGCCAGAGATGCGCGATTGGCTCTATACACCAGAGCAACAAAAGACTCTGACTGCGCTTGAGACCATGCGCAAACAGCTTACTGGTATCGATCACAATTTCTCAGGTACTGCTAAGGCCTCGGATGCCATGAAAAAGCATGGTATGGCTGGTGCTCTTGGTATCGCCTCAATGCTCATGGGTCATAGTGCTATCGCTGGTGCGATGATTGGCGAGGCCGGGCGATATTTAACTCGCGATCTGCCGGATGCGATGAAATTGGGATTCTTGAAATTTCTCGGTAGCGATGCTGAGACGAATCCACGTGGATTCGCTGCCATGACCAACTATCTGTCGCAGGTTTATAAGGGTGAGGCAAAAACATCTAAGGCCGTTAAATCAATTTTCCAATCAGGTAAGATCGTCATCCCATCTAGAGAATTCACAGATAAGGATGTTGAGAAAATAGATAAGCGTTTAAAGAAATTGCAGGATGATCCTCAGGATCTATTCGAATCTGGAAAAGACGTGGCTCACTATTTACCTGATCACGGTGGCGCGATCGCACAGACTGCGAGCAATGCTGTAAATTATCTAAATTCTCTAAGGCCAAAAACTGATAAAGCATCCCCATTCGATTTACAGATGAAACCAGATCCATTAGCTCAGGCTAATTATGAGAGAGCGATTGAGATCGCTGAGAATCCACTAGTGATCGTGAGTGATGTCAAAGACGGCTCTATCTTGCCAAAAGATATCCAGCATTTGCGCACTCTGTATCCGGGTCTGTATCAGAGTCTTAGTAATAAGATGACTGAGGAGATCTCAAATATGGATCATGATGAGGAGCGAGTGGATTATCGCACACGGATGGGATTATCTGCATTCTTAGGTACAACCCTAGACTCAAGCCTCTCCCAGCCATCCATAGCTGCTGCTCAAAGTGTGTTTATGCAGCAAAACCAGCAAAAGCAGGCTGCGGCTGCACCTAAAAAGAATACCGCAAAACTTGATAAGGTCTCAAAATCATATCAGACGAGTGATCAGGCGACACAGGCTAGACAACTCAGTTAAAAACGAAACTCATCTCTCTTTTGCACTCAGAGATTAGCCTCAGCTCTTTGCAGCTATATTCTCCATAAACGACCGTAAAGCCGCGCCTAATACACTCGTCTTTATCTGGATCAGGCCCTGATCTGCAGATGCTTTCGAATTCTTCCATGGCAATCGTGAAGGCATCGTGTTTGGCCTCTGCTCTATTAAATCCAATGCCGATCGCACAGGTTTTGATCTGACCCTTGGTTATTTGAGGATCTGAGCACACAGAGAATGCCAGGGATCCTTTGAGCGCAACCGCAACCATGATGATTCGTTTCATTCGTCACCTCTGGTACTGATTCTAGCCCGAATATAGGACAAGTGCCATTTATGGTCTTAATGAGACACAAGACGTCTCAGAAAGGGTGAACCCCTATGTCGACAAGACCAATAGCGGCGCCTTACCAAGTAATCCCAAATGCAGGTGCTACACCAGCCAACTCAGGCTCAATGGCGGCTAGCATTATAAGCATCGCAACCATCATCTCAAATTTGTCACTGCCATCATATAGCGTATCTTGGACCGGTACAGCGCCGGTTGGGAATCTGCAAGTGCAGGTCTCTGATGATTATTCTCTGAATGCTAATGGCACTGTGAATAATCCAGGTACATGGGCAGTGATGCCTTTGGTGCTCAATAGCTCGATCGTCACATCAATCCCTGTGTCTGGGAATACCGGTAACGGTGTGATCGATATCAATGGGCAAACATCCGTTCAAGCAATCCGCCTCGTCTACAATTTTGTTAGCGGATCTGGAACATTAACGGCCATCTATAAGGCAAAGGTCACATAATATGGCATCTTTTTATGCAAACGGTCCTGCAGGTGCAGCTGGTGGCGCCAATCCATCTGTTGGTTTAAATGGTTCGGCCGCACCAACATCCAGTACTGAGATTGGATTCATTGACGGCAGCGGTAACGAGGCTGGGGTTAGCGCAAGCAACCCATTGCCGGTCACAGTGGTCAGCGGACCTAGTCCACAGAATGTGAATTTAACTGAGGTTGGTGGCGCTGCGATTAGCGAGGGTCAAAAGACATCGGCTAACTCTGTGCCTGTTGTCATTGCCTCTGATCAATCTGCTATACCGATCAGCGCCGCGTCTCTACCATTGCCAACTGGTGCGGCCACGGCTGCATTACAGAGCAACGTGCAATCTGCCCCTGGTACACCTCAAACAGAGGCTATTACCGTTCAAGGTAATGCATCAGGTGTGCCTCTGCCTGTATCAGGTACTGTGGCTGTTACGGCACCGAATGATGTCTCACCTGCTACACAGAATATCACAACACAAGATTTGGTCTCAACAAGCGCGGCACAAGCCAATGGTCAGAATGCCATAACCGGCACGCCTACCGCTGGATCAGCGGCTAGTTTTGTGATCGCATCTAAGGAATCAATTGAGGTTCAATCCACTGGTACATGGACGGGAACTTTGGCTATCGAGATTTCGATGGATGGTGGTGTCACGTGGTATGCGCGTGGGACAAAGCAAACTGGATCCTCTTATATCATCGCCTCTGCAACAGCTAATTTTGAGGGCGTTTTAAGCTCTGCCGCGATCACTAATTTCCGTGTCAGGGCAACAGCTGCGATGACAGGTACAGCGACAATTAGAATCGTTGAGTCTCTTAACCAGGGCGCTGTTGCGGTATCGAATCCGATAACTTTGAGGGATTCCACTACGCAGTCGATCAGCAATACTATTAAAGCTGCCAGCACAGCCGCAGTCGCGACAGATACGGCTCTGGTTGTAGCTTTTAGTCCCAACAGTAATCTAGTATCAAATGCTGCCATAGGGCCTGCATCACCGGGTGTCGCTGCGACTAGTAGCGAACTTGCCGGTATGATTTATAACTTAAATGGCGGCGGGGGATCGAGCGGCGCTCTGCCTACTAATGGTCAGCAACTAGCATTGCAATCAGATCAATATGGTAACTTAGATGTCGTATTGCCTGATTTATATGTTATCGGGCAGGCATCTCAAACAGCGCTAGTAAATAATATTTTAACTGCCACGGCTGGCACGGCAGCTACCGACTTGCTTAATTATAGAACGGCTATAGTTCAAGTCGTGGGAACTGGTACATTTACGACGGGGCAATACATATTTGAAACGTCGAATGATAACGCAACTTGGGTAAATGTGGTAGCTATTCAACCGCTCACTGTCAATGGTGGGACCAATGTTGGAGCTAATACGGCTGGAGATGGCGGCCTGATATATATCATTCCTTTATCAGGAAGATATCTCAGATGCAGAATCAACGTCGGCATTACGGGCGGCGGATCTATCCAAGCATTTTCTAAATTCTCTCAGTCTGTCTATATTCCATCTAGTCAGGTGATTTCTCAAATGACTCCCAATGATCTTTGGATGACCATAGGCGGCGGTGCTGTAATTACTGAACCTATTATTCCGACCGATATAGGAGATATTACCAGTGCCGCAATTACTACAACCACAACGACTGGAACGATAACTCCTGGATATGGATTATCTTATAATGTCATTGTAGATGTGACCGCTGTGTCTGGGACCAATCCTACTATGGATGTTGTCATACAAGAGACATCAGATTTGGGAACAAACTGGTATTCTGTTTATGAATTTCCATTGATCACCGCAACTGGATCATATGTATCACCGGTATTGCCATTAACTGGAGGTAGGATCAGATATGTTCAAACAATAGCTGGAACAACTCCAAGTTTCACTAGGTCTATAGCAAGGAATCAAGGATCATTAGCCGTACCGGTATATCGTGAAATTATAGATAGAACTATTGTTCCATCAACTACAAATTCGACAACTGCGACACTTGCAACCAATGGCGCTTCCAATCACACGATGATCGTAAATCAAGGTACTGGCGGCAGCGCTGTGACTTTTGCGATGGATGGCTCTGATGACAATGTGAATTGGGTGTCAGCTATAGTGACGGTAAATGGCGTCATCGGTGGCGCAACTCCGGTAGCAGTGAATGCACCGAATATGGCGTATAAGTTTATCCGCGGTAGGGTGGTGACTGGGGTTGCCTCTGCTACAATTTCTTACATCTCCTTAATCTCTCAAGGTACACCGATTGCACCAACGGGACCGGGCTTACCTGCGCTACCGTTGAGCGGCCAGACGACATCCACAGGTACAGCCGTGGCAATCTCTACCTCGTCACTGCCTCTATTAAACGGCGTGATTGTGCAAGCTCTGGCCGGTAACTCGGGAAATGTGTATGTCGGCGCTACTGGTGTAACGACGTCGAATGGGTTTCAGCTGCAACCAGGTCAGGCGACAAGTTTGGCAGTTAACAATTTAAACGTAGTATTTGTTATCGCTGCAACAAGTGGTGATGGCGTGTGCTATTTGGGGTCTTAAATGGCATTGTTACCTTTTAGCTCACCACCGAGTAAAAAGTTAGTGGCTGGAACAAACATCACGTTAACGCCATCCGGCAATACGATCACAATAGCCTCGACTGGTGCTGGTGCGTTTAAAGCACCGACGGTACAGAAATTCACATCTGGATCAGGCACCTATACAACACCAACCAGCCCAGCGCCTTTGTACCTTAAGGTCACAGTCGTAGGTGGTGGTGGTGGTGGTGGTGGATCCGGCGTTGGATCACCATCTTTTGCAACGGGCGGATCTAACACAACCTTTGGTGGCGTACTCACTGCCGGCGGTGCCAATCAAAGCTCTGGCAATGCCCCAGACGGCGGTATTGGTGGTGTCGCTGCGACAAGTGCAGGGCCTACAATCATTGCAGCAATCAATGGCTCTGGTGGTCAGGGCACTGGTGACATCGCTGGCGCTGGATCATTAGTCGCGGGCGGATCAGGCGGCGCAAGTGCGCTCGGTGGTAATGGCGGTGGTATGTATAACACTACCGGTGGCGCTGGCGCTGCAAACAGCGGATCTGGTGGCGCTGGCGGGTCTAGTACCGCCGCTGGATTCCCCGGTCCTGGTGGTGGCTCAGGTGCTTACATCCAAGCTCTGTTTGAGGGCACATTATCGTCGACATATTCCTGGAATGTTGGCGCTGGTGGCGCAGCCGGATCTGGCGTTAATAACGGTGGTGTCGGAGCAGCTGGTATCGTCATTGTAGAGGAGTTTTACCAATGAATTATGGATATAATCTGTATCTTGTTAATGATGACATGAGCAAAGCATTCTTGAGTAATTACATCTCTCTGGCCTTGGCCGAGGCTGCGCAATCTGGCCTTGATCAGTCAAAAATCTATTCAATCGAATATTGGGATGGATCATTCGCAACCGTGATTTACTAGGGGGATCTGATGATCACATTACAAAGCAATCCAATCAAGAATCTGCCTGCGAGTGCTAGTTTTACATCGGCACCAATTGATGCCAGACAATTCTATCAATTCTCACTGCAGATGTATGGTGGCTCGGGCTCTTTAGCCGGAACGTTTCAGCTGCAGGCCTGCAATGTGCCCTGTGTTGATGTGTTTAATAACTATGCGCCGTTAACGGCACAGTGGACCAACATCGGTACAGCGCTTACCTCGACTCAGACAAGTGTGGCATCCAGTCAGATGACACCAGTCTTAAGCTCAGCTTATGTCGCTTTGAGAGTCGTATTCACGGATACATCTGGCGGTACGAATACTGCGGTGATGAATGCGTATCTGACTGCGCTGGGTGTGTGATGGATCCAAAAATAATCGATCTGTTGTGGAAACGGCTAGATAAAATGGAAACAAAGATTGATATGCTTTTGGCTAGTCATTGGAAGCGGTATGGGATTGCTGTTGCATCGAGTTTCGTTTTCAGTATTATATTTGCAGTAGTGGTAGCTTACATACAAAGGGGTTAATATGGCAGTAAATGCACAATTGCTTGCAGTTTTGAGTAAAATCGAGAGTGATGTTTTGGCTGATCTTAGTCAGTTGCTGATCCCTGGTCTTGAGGCAGAGGTCAATTCTTTGCTCCCAGCCAGCGTCGTCGCAATTGTGAATCCGATTGAGGCAGCTAGCTTGGCATATCTGCAGGCTGGTTTGGCTAGTCTGATCGCTAAAGTGCCGGGCCTGAGCGCACCAGTGGCGCCAGTCTAATGTCATTCCTAGTCAGCCTCGCAGCATCACTGATCACATCACTCGCCTCATGGCTTGAGGGGATTGGTTTGGCATGGTGGAAACAACACGAGGCTGATGTGGCGATTCAAAACACTGCACAGGCTGATGAGAGTCAGCTTGCTGCAGCAAAATCACAAGGGGATAAAGATGCGGCTGCTACTAAGCTCGCTAGCGACACTTTCGATACTAAGCCTTAGCGGTTGCCAATCAATGCCAGCTGCGCCAGTGGGTGACCTATGCGTGGTTGATATCGCAGGCGGCGGGGATGATTGTGCGTCTATCGCCACTGTATCTAGTAACTATCAATCAGCTGGTGCGTCTATCTCTGCGATTGTTGATCGCGCGACGAGCTTTGTCCCATATGCATCGACAGATAACTATGTGTGCTTTTCGCCAATCAGCTGGGCGAATGTGCAGGTCTATATCAATGAATTGCAGCAGATCGCGCAAAACTCCTGTCAGGCTCCTTAACTCAAAATCATGCTCGTTGTCGGGATAACGCTCTGCCATGCAATATCCCCTGTGTGATCCATGTGGCTCATTACAGTATGGGCAGGTCATAGATTGTACCATATCCAGATAACGGCACCAATTATCACGGCGGCGTAAAACCAGTCATGGATTGCGAGCATTGTCTCAAACTTCATGGTAAGTATCCCTTGGTGTTAATCAGGTTGGCTCCTGAGCTCTCTTTTTACTTCTCTTTACACCCTCTAAAGTCCGTAGCTGCTTAGGGAACAGCACATGACTACAGTCAGGGCATTGCATGCCTGGTTTAAACTCTCTCTCAGGCACGGTCATCTTAAGCACTCGTCTAGCCATGTGTGTGCGCTTACCGCTCTTGAGCACACATGCATCTGAGTCACAATAAAGATCGGTCATCATCAGTATACAGCATTGATCTTATCCATGACTGTTTTTACTCCTTGTTTTAAGCACCAGGTCTCTGGTGTCTATTTGATAATGAGCTCGCGATATTCGTTGGCGCCTGGTTAGGCAGCGCCTGTGGCTTTGGTGGCTGCGGTCTAGGCTGAGTATTGCCACTAGCGGTGTTGCCATCGTCATCGGTCTGATAAGCGCCCACGATCGATGCTAGGGCGTAACGTCTAGCATAGGTGATAGCAGAGCCAATGGCCTGAGGACTGTGATCCTTGGCTGTGACCTGATACTCGCCTGTGATCATATCGCCTGATGAGTGACCAAGAGTTGTGATTAGCACGATGTTGCCCTCTCGCCACACCGTGGTCTGGATCACACAGAGGCCGTTGTCAGTCAATGGCTTGCGAATAGCATCCCATACACTCTCAAGATCAGCGTACTTGGATTTAAAGAAAGGGTTCTCAGAATCCTTCTTAGCACCACTGAGTGCTGACTGACATTTGCTTAAAGCTGTAAATAGCTCTTTCATTCATCCGCCGTTTCTATCAAATAAATAAGACATTCAATCTGTCGATTTCTTTCAGCATCATAAGCATCAGCAGCAGCATAAGCAGCAGCAACAGCATCAGCAGCAGCATAAGCAGCAGCATCAGCAGCAGCATAAGCAGCAGCATCAGCAGCATAAGCAGCAGCAACAGCATCAGCAGCATAAGCAGCAGCATCAGCAACAGCAACAGCAACAGCAGCATAAGCAGCAGCAACAGCAAAAGCGCAATCTATGGCGAAATACTCGAGCTGCTCTCTTGGTAAGACGCGAACGGAAACCCAGATCTTGTCTTTGGCGGTGATATTCTCAAGCTGCAGAAAATCCACGATGTCGCCATTAAATTCAGAATAATGTTTTAGATAGTTATCGAATCGATCTTTACATGGATCAAAATGATCAATGATCATTTTATTTATCCTGATCCTCATTCACCACCCCATATATGTTTATCGATCGTCTTAATCATGCGCCATCCCTCTAATTTCTCAATATGCAGGATGTGGTTATCCACTATGTACTCGCAGAATAGCTGATAGGGATTGGATGACCTGTGCGTGTGCAAGATAGCCCTCGCAAGTTCCTCCTCACGAATGAAGTCGCTGATCTTAGAGTTAAGGATCCTGGGATTAATAGGCATACCAATCGCAGAATATAGATCAAGACAAGTAGCTCTGCGTTTGCGCGTGGCATCTGTCACGATGTTGTCGTTATTAAAATCCATATTGTGCGCTGATAAAATAAACTCTTGGTATTGATCGATCGTTTGCTCTTTTATCACGCAGCCTTCTTTTTATTCAATTCGCCTATACGATTCAAATTGTCTGTGAATCTCAGGTTGCTAGTTTTTTTATCCACAAATTTCTGAATCGAGTCATAGTATTGAATTATCATTCTCTTGTCTTTAGGATAGATTCTGATCGAGGCTGGTATCTTATATTCTTTTTTCATCTTAAGCTCCGTTATCTGTTGATGCAACCGATGTATCAAACTGAATCATGCAATACAAATTAATTGTTTTGTCATACACATCGTGTTACATTATTTACATGGATGACCAAGAGCTTAAGATGAAAAATGCAGTCACGGCTTTACAGCTAGGTATAATCACCTGGTTTGAGTTACTAGAATTCTTTAGAACATTGGAGGACTAAATGAGAGCGATCTATATATTACTCGCAGTGGTTTGTCTGTCTGGTTGCGCGCACACTCAACGATATGATGCCAATGGCAATCCGATCCCATCACGGACTGCAAGGTTCTTCCAGGGATTCTCACAAGGATACAATCAGTCGCTAGCGGCAGCGAGAGCGAGTCAGCCCAAGGTGTTAACTTGTACCAAGACGTATGGTCTTAACCAGATGACATGCCAATGAGTAAGCCAAAACAATATTGGATTGATGATGAGACCTCCATGCAATGCGGTCACCCTGACGGTTCCACAGAAGGCTACATCCACGTCATCGAATACTCGGCCTATGAAGCAATGATGAAACAGAACAAGATCATGCGAGAGGCATTGGAAAAGATAGCACCAGAACCGCCCGGATGTGATTCTGCTTGGTATGCAAAACAAGCATTGAGAGACCACTATGCAGGAATAAATCTTGTAACCGGAGAGAAGATTAGTCCAGACGAGACTGCCAAAGGTGACGAGTGAAGCCCTACCCAAAATATACAGACTTCAAAATTGATGACATAATTTATGGGTGTCATGCGCCGCTTGTCGGGATGGGCGTATATACGCTTGATAGAAAATTCAGTTGGCCTGATCTTGAATGCACGATGTACGAAGAATATAAACGATGGGAAGAACACTTGTTAAATTGTGGCTATGAGATACCGGAAGAATACAAGGACGCCCATGTGGGCCGTCCAGACGAGACTACCACGAAATGAGATGGGATTTAACAGATAAAGAGACCTGCAAAAAAATTAGCAAAAGGATCGAGAAATCATATGCCAAAATCACCGGAAGGCAAAGTGGTGCAGATGATTGCGCTCAAGAAGTCATTGAATACTATCTCTCAGGCAAAGGCCAAAAACAAACAATCGACCAAGCTGTTATCGACTATTTACGGAGAGATAGCGGTCGCAAAGGGCAACGCGGCTATTCTGACCGAATCGCTCCGAAAAAACAATTATGCGAGAATCTTGTCGCAGGAGATTCTGGACTCAATATGGAACATAGACTCAATGTTAAGCAAATTATCGGACTGTCTCGACACTGGGAAAGAGCCGTGATGAGTCTTAAGTTTTTGGAGGGATATGGGCAAGCTGAGATCGGCGATTTCTTTGGAGTTAGTGAATCGAGGGTTAGTCAATGGGTCGAAAGAATTTCGAGCCGCATATCAACGAGAATTAAGGGCCAAGAATCCAGAGCTGCGGCAAAAAGAGCGCGAGAAATGGAAGAGATATTACCACAAGAAACAAAAGGAAACTGGGGGCGAATGGAACAAGTCTCGTTTGAAAGAATGGAGATTGGCGAATCCTGGGGCATGGCAAGCTTTAATGAAGCGAGCTTCTGAAAACGGACTTCATAGGAGATTTTATGACAACCACAGAGAAGAACTTAAGCGAAAAAAAGCAGCTATCGGTGTCAAAGCAAGACGACAAGATCCGCTCTTTGGAGTCTGGAAAGACATCCGAAGTGGCGACCTCGACCGCGTCAGTAACGCTATCAAAAAACTTGGCAGAATCATTGATGGGACTGATTAAAGACGTGAACAAAGGTGGTGTTACGCCCGAAACCGTGAATGCGTCTTGCAACGCTGCTGCTCAGATTTATAAGATTTTGCGCTTGAACTATGACATGAAAAAAGAGGGGTTTTAAAATGATTGGCAGTCGTAGGAGGACGGACAAATGAGTTTAGGTGAAAAAATTAGTCGGGCGATAAAGCCAGATTCACAAGCTTTCGATAAAATTGTTATTGAAACTGTTCCCCGTTGGAAAGATAGCTATATGTCTGGCAGCGAATGGAGAATATCAGCTCAAGTTACTTTTTTTAGAAAAGGTAAAGCTGTTCATTCATTTGGCGCGGGTAATGTTCAATATGCTGCTTATTTGGTTGGAGCGAGGCACATTGAGGCTTGCGACGATGCTAAGGGTTTCTTTGCGGGTGAGGACAACATTTGCGATCAGGAAGGTTGTTCAGAAGTGGCAACGTGGACTCATAAAAAGAAATTCAATTACGAAAGAACCACAGGGCAGAAGGCTGCTTACCAAAGACCAGAGTTTCGTTTGTTTTGTGATAAGCACGCGGTCCGTGGGGATTGCGGAATAGACGATGCAGACTCAAATTACGATAAGACTAAGATTGAGGTTGGCAGTCGTGAAGGGACTGACACATGAAAGAATTTTTAGGCTACGACCAAAAGAATGATTGCCTATGGCTTGCGATGAAAGACACGCGCACCTTGGAAAAGGGCAAGTGGGTTCAGAAATGGCACATTTACAATGGTGAGATTGCGCACCGACCAGAGGGAAATCATAAAGTAAAACGGCTTGTGAAAAACATGACAGTATTAGAGTCCGCAAGCTATTTGGATGAGTATAGGAATTGGTAGTCTTTGTTGGACTACCCGAGGAGGGACAAATGATGGTCCAGACAACAGACAGCGAGTACTTGGCTCTGATTCTCGAGGAGATTCGAAAAATAAAGGAACGGCTGGATTATCTTGATAAGGGAGAACGATTAAATGGTTGAAACCGTGGGCTCACCAAGGGCCGCTGCAAGTGAGCATCTGGCCCGGCACTTTTTTACGGCTGACGAGGCGAAAGCCGAAACGACGCAAGTCGTACCGTGGAGTCATCCCTGCCGGGGAATAACTGATGACCTAGGCGGCCCACTTTTTGAGCTATTTAATCGTGAAGGGACCACCAATGACAATCATAGATAAGTTGGCATCAATGGAAAAGCATCCGATATATGGTAAGTTATTTGATAAGCTTACCGCTGATGAGTTGTCTGAGACGATTAACTTCATTCACAACAATCAGTCACTGAATGATAATCAGTACATGCATAAGGCAAATCGTTGGTATCTAGATATCACTGCAAAGCCGAGGCATCTGGTAGACATGTGGTCGATCGTGACTCAAGTGCGTGGGTATGAGCCTTAGAATAGGCTGATCTGATCTTTGTTGGTATCAATCTCAAGATTTCGCATGACGACATCACCACAGCGCTCGGCTGCTCTCTTTGCATCTCCCTTAACAAATACCAACAGATTCTGATGTACCTTAGCAATCTTGCGACTAGAGGTTAAATATTTCTCAGACCTCATGGCGGCGGTACCGGCCTCATTGATTAGAATGATCTCGTTATAATATTTAAGCCCGGCATCGATGAATGCGCGGATTGTGTCACCAACAAAATTGTAATAGTCGCCATCTCTAGATCTAGCCTCACCGACAACGAATGCGGCAAAGCTATCATCATTTAGCAGATTACAAGACTTGCTGATGATGTCTCGATATACATCGCAAAACGCTGGGTAGGTCATATTGCTAATATCGCGTGGGTTATCAGAGTAAACCTCAAGATCAGCATAGGGTGGGCAGCTAAAGAGCATATCTGCGGGTGTGGTGACTAACTTGTCGATATCGGCACTATCCCCACAGATCCAGGTTGGTAATGGCTCAGAGGCTAAACTCAGATTGGATAGATTCTCAGCGATCTGCTCTTGTCTCAGATCGACACCGACGTACTGTAAGCCGAGATGACTAGCCACAACCCCACGGGTACAGCCACCAGCAAAGGGATCAAGTACTAGACCACCTTGAGGGCAAAACCAAGTATAGCAAACCTCGGCAAGCACGGGATCAAACACTGAGGTATCAGGTGCGAATGTCTTGTAACTGGTTGAGTTGTACTGAGCATGACCAGCACCGATTAGGTTGTCATGTCTGCCATCGCGACCACGTTTAGTCACGATACCCCACTGATCTTTGCGACGATACCAGTAGTCTTGACGGGTATCGAGGATACTGAATGGTGGCACGATATACTTGTTGATCAGTTTAATTCTCTCTAGATTCGTGTTTTGCATTCGCCACTTGTATTTGAATTCTGATTTGTTGTAAACTCGAATTTGAAACACCTCACTCGACGACCTGTACTCAGGGCGTGAGTAAGCCAAACGGTAGTGCGGCCAGGATCAGGCGACTATTTAACTTATCAACTTGAATTGAATTCATAATACGTCAATGACACTATGAGTTGTCAAGCCAAAACGCACACTGTCTTTCATTAACACTCGTATTTTATATTGACACTCTTTGTTAAAATCTCTCAAGATCAATATATGGATTATGTCCGTTTGCGCATCGCTGCAATCGTCGACGAATTAAACGAGCTCATGGATGAGCTTGACGCTATCGATCACTCATTCAATCCAAGGCGCTATAAGATTATGCAAAGACGTGATGCGCTAGCCGCAGAGCGCGAGCAGTTGTATTTTCTCCTTGGCAAAGATCAGGTAATTACTCACGATCTCGAGTAATGGCACTTAATGAGAGCATCATGTATGTTTTGCAGAATGAGGGTGGTTACACTCACTGTAAAGAGGATCCGGGCGGGGTAACCAACTTCGGCATCACGCAGAGGGCATATGAGGAGTATATGGGTCAGCCTGTCAGTGATTATGACATGCAGACCATGACTAAGCCTGCGGCTGTTAATTTTTACTACCATCGCTACTGGATGCATTATTCACTATATCTAATCAAGATCCAGGCCTCTGCTACGGCATGCCTGGACACACTTGTGAATCTGGGGCCATCCGCTGGCGCTAGACTAATCCAGTTAGCCTGCCAATCGCCAGTGGTTGATAGTCAGATGGGTCCGGATACCGTAGCGATAATCAATGGGGATGATGCGGGTCAATTCATCCGGGGTCTGCGCTTAGAGCTTGAGAATCACTATCAGCGCCTGGTGGTCGAGAATCCAGGTCTATCGATATTTCTCAAAGGCTGGCTGAATCGGTCAAAGCGACTAGGTACGCTGGTATGAATGAGAAGCAGATTGAGAATAACATCCTGTGCTTTCTCGAGGAGATCGGGATTTGGGCCAAAAAGATCAACACGGTCGGTGTGTATGATTCTAAGAAAAAGATTTACAGGAAATCGAACTCGAGATTCACTCAAGTCGGGATGCCAGACATTATCGGCATCATGGATGATGGGAGATTCCTTGGCATCGAGGTTAAGGCCAGACGAGGCAAGCTTAGTGATGCTCAGCGTGAGGTCATCCGAGAACTTCAAAGCCGCCAGGGCCTTGTATTTATCTCTCGTAGTGTCGCGCAGACATTTGAGACTCTCAGACCCTTTCTCACCGATCACACCAGATTTGAGCACATCGCAGCCAAATGGGCCAAAATTGAATCGCATGCAGAGACAGATCATTAGGAGCACGTATGTCTAGGACACATGAGGATATTCAGCTTGAGTACGGTAAGGTATGCGCCGCTGTTGGCGACTTAGAGTACCGTGTCAGGATGATTAACGCTGATCTAGAGGATCTTTATCAAAAGTTAGTCGATCTTAACAAAGAGGCAATAAAATTCATTCCCATGGAGGGTACAGATGCCACAGTGGATACAGAGCCTGATCGCCAAGATCAGGGGTCACAACCAGGTGACGACAAGCAAGGAAGTGATCAAGGACCAGCTAATGGAGGCTCGCGCTCTCCCGGTTGGGCGCCAGGAGTTTGAGGCGTGGTCTAACCGAATCATCGCAGGCTCTGACCTGCCAGCCGATGAGCACTCGATGAAAGGGGCGCTGGCCGGCATGATCATGGCCCTATCGCCAATGGATGCATTCAAAGAGGATGCCTACTTTATTAAGGGATTGCGCAAATCAGCGAGCAATCAGGTAGCAGCTGCTATGTTTGAGGAGCACCGCATTGCGCTAAAGACTAAGATCGTAGCACGACAAGAGGCAGAGCGAATTGCAAGTGAGAAATTGAAAACCAGCGAAGTGACGCCATTACCAATGGGTGTCACTGATGTCGTTTTGGACAAAGCGCAAGTTTAAGCGGCTGCAGCTCGCGTGGTACCGAGCACTCAAAGAGGATGGCTTCCACGACATAGAGCCAGGCCCAGATCTCAATGTAGAGCGCTCACGGCGTATTGATGATTATAAGAATATGGCAAAGCTAGTGAGGGATAGTAAGACTGAGTACTATCTCTTACTGTCACAAGGGCTCTATGAGCATGAGATCAAGAGCCCGAGAGATAAGCTGATTATGACAAGGCTAGCGGATGGCCACACGATAAGACAAATAACAACTGAGCTCCAAGGATTAGGGGTCAAGTGTCACAGGCAGACGATCAGATACATCAAGCGCAAGTACGAGAGCCTGTGGGGGATCCGCAGGTGGGCACCACATCAGCTGACATCGAACAGGAAGAGTACAAAGTAATAAGCTATTGTGGTGCCCTGTTGCCTAAAAACTACCGCAACATGGTATTTAGCCGCTGGCTAAGATCACTCAGATTCGGCAACCGATACTTTAAGATCATCGATCAAGAGCCATACTTTAGAGTCTATCACGCATTCATCGAGAGCATCTTAGCCAAACAATTCACAACAGTTAAGCTAGCCGTGATCACCAATGAGCCAGACGTTTGCTTTGGCTGGTCTGTATGTGAGCCACAGACACTACATTATGTGCATGTGCAGCGGGATTACAGGCAGTCTGGCATCGGCACATCACTGATCCCTAAAGACATTAAGACAATTACCCATGTGACGAATGCATGGGAAGAGATTTGGCATAAATATCCACATACTAAATTCAACCCATTCTAGGAGATTAAATGAAGATCCCACTCAAATTCGTCCAGTTCCACACCCCAGTATTCCATCACGGCGTTAACCTTGGCGATAAGGTTGATTATACCAAGCGCAACATTGCGTTGATTTTGGATGAGAAGAATCACCGGCTTGAGATCCACTTTAATGGCCACATCAGCGGTTGCCCACTGTCTAATGTGGTTAAATGGGATCCAATCGATGCAGAGTCTGCAGGCTTTGAGCCCAAACCCACATTCTTCCAAAAAGGCCAACAACAGCCACAACAATCAGCAGTCGCGGGTCAGCCGATTAAAGCACAGGTTGAGAATCCTATTGAGCGCGTTCAAAACCCGCCGAGCAAGCGGTCAGTACATGCGAGTAATTAAGGTAGCGCCAGCCTCATATGAGCGCATGGTTAAGTCTATGGGGCCATCCTGCAGATTCGTTAAGCTGCCATCGAGCAAAGAATTCTACGCATTCATCGGCGTGGTTATGGCAGACGGCGCATGGGTCTCATGGCCTGATAACCTGACTGATGATGAGATGGCGCTATACATTGAGAGATTTGGCTCACCGCCAGATATATTCTCGCTTGGCCAATCTGAGTCGATTCATGTACAGAATTTAATAAGGAATAGAGATGGAAAAGATCAGACAGACCCGAATCCTTCAGCGTAACCCTAAGGATGAGGCATACACAGATCGAGTTGTAGCTGAGCTCAAGGCACAGCCACGTCAACCGATCCCGAGATCGACAGAGCAATCAGAGTCTACTAAGCGCTTATTCGCCATGAGTGAGGATGAGCTGATCGCGCACAGAGCTAGACCAATGGTAACAGTTGAGCAGGCCATGCATGTGCCAGTAGGCGCTCTCATCGCTGACCCAGAGTTTGGTAAGAAATATCTAGGTGAGCGTGAGATCTCAGCACAAGAGCATTGTTTGGAAGAGAAACCGTCGCAGATCTGCTAAGAATGAGACCGGTGACGCTGTGTCTCAACCAGACTTTATATCACCATGGGGTATGCATAAGGATGCGGCAGTGGATGCATTCATGAATACAGAGCCAGCGCCGTATACGCCAATGGAGAGATATCGCATTAAGAATAACCATTTGGATGGTGAGCCAGAGCCTAAAGAGCAACCAAAGCGCAGTGTGTTTGGGAAACTTGGAGACTTATTCCCTAAGCTGAGCCTGGGCGATAATAAGACTCAGGCTGACTTACCACCACCACAGAGTATGGCGGACAAATATGGAAGAGAGTGAGATCCAATTCTTGTTAAAGGTACTGCTCGAGCACCAGCTAACCGATGAGGTACGTAAACTATTCCTCACTCGGATTGGCGAGGTCGAGAAATCATTAAGAGCAACGCCAGCGCCAAGAGTCTCGATAAGACCGGCGCCAACAGCACAGCCAGAGTCTACTCAGCGCATACTTGATGAGATGGCTGCCAAGGGCGATGAGCTGCCAGTGGTTGTCGCTCAATCACAGGTAGCAATGATGGCAATGCAAGAGCGACAAAAGGCGTTAAACGCAGCGGGTAAGATCGAGGCCGGTAGGTCATCACCAAGGAAGTTTTGATTGACGCAAGACCCCATTAAAGAAGATTTGGAATAATGATTGAATGGGAAAGTTTGAGAAGGGTCATAAATTCGCAACAGGACGCCCTAAGGGCTCTCTGAATAAGAAGAACATCTCATTCCGTGAGACCCTAGAGGCCAAGGGATATGACGTCGCTGAGGCCCTATATGACATCTATATCAAGGGGCTGGATGTGTTTAACAATGGGAATCCAGACGATAGGGTATCGGGATTAAAGATAGCCGGTGACATGGCTAAAGAGATTGCGAGCTATGTGATGCCAAAGCTCAAGGCCATTGAGGTCACCAAGAGCAGCGCGCTAGATAATATGTCGCCGCAGGAAAAGCTTGAGGCAATGAAACAAGCTGTGCGATTGTTGGAAGCGGATTTGAATCAAGAGGTTGAGATTAAACAGGTGGAGAGTAGCTCAGATGGTAGAGCAAACGGCTGTTAACCGTTCGGTCACAGGTTCGATCCCTGTTTCTCCAGCCACTAAACTTCATATGGTGATGGAACTGTATAATAGCGGACTTATTTGCAAATGTTCTAATTGGGCTAAGACAGACAATGATGACGAGTCTGTGGAGATGTTGATTCATGAAAAGGATTGCATCGGAAAAGAAGAAATCAGAAAGCTCATTGGTTTTAGCCAATGAAACTGTTTTATATGACATGCGGACGCTTAAATACCATAGGGAGTATGTGACTATGGCTGATTGTCTGATTCATCATTGGAAGCATGAAACATTGCAATGTCCTGCATGCAAAGGATTGAATGGATGGGGATGGGTTGAAGATGGAACAGCAGAGCCATTTTTTGGATTGAATAGGTCGCAAGAGGCCTATCGATTATCTTCTAAATATAAAATAGAAAAACCACCATTGTGGAAACGAATCATTCGCGCATTCATGGTGTGGATTTGGTGACTAAAAAGAAAGCGTTGGCATTATTTTTATTATTATCCAATCCGATTGGATGGACGGTCCTTGTTATATCTATTTTAATTATATGGCCGACGATTGAGCTACTAACTATGACGGACGAAAATGACTGACTTTGATGCTCTAGTCCAAGAGGCCATCAAGCGCGTTAGCCAGCCAAACGTCTTACAACACACATTCAAACAACAACTCGCATTCATCAACGATCCAGCCAAGCTCAAGGTCTTATTCTGCACACGCAGGGCAGCTAAGTCTTACACCGCTGGCGCTTACATGATCTCAGAGGCGCTTAAGCATCCAAACTCAAACTGCTACTTTATAGCCTTAACCCGTGACTCAGCGCAGGGCATCATCTGGAAGGATATCTTAAAGGTAATCGATCGCCAGTTAAATTTGGGCATCAATTTTAACGAGACTAAGCTGCAGGCCACATTCCCTAACGGATCAGTCATCAGAGCCCTTGGTGTCGACGTCGATGAGGATGAGATGCATAAACTGCTTGGTAAGAAGTTTAGGCTTGTCTGCATTGATGAGGCCTCGATGTACACAATCGATATGCACAAGCTTGTATACGGTATCTTAAAGCCATCGATGACAGATCAACGCGGCACGATATGTTTAATGGGCACATCATCCAATTTCACGAGAGGGATTATTCTATGACATTACGAACAAGAAAGAGCTCGGTTGGTCAGTGCATACGTGGACGGCTCACGACAATCCGCACGTGGCTAGGCAGTGGCAAGAGGAGTTGGATGAGATCGACCGACTTCGTCCGCTCTTTAAAGAAACTCCACTATTCAAGCAATGGTACCTCAATCAATGGGTCGTCGATACGGATAAACTTGTCTACAAATACAATATCGATCGCAACGCATTCAAACACCGACCTCTCAATCTATCTCCTAACGGCTGGACATATATTCTTGGTGTGGATCTGGGTTACGAGGATGACTCTGCTTTTGTTCTCGGAGCGTTTCATGAGAATGATCCAACACTTTACATTCTCAAAACCTTTAACAAAAAGCACATGGATATCACCGACGTCGCAAACAAGATCAAAGAGTTTAGAGACTCAAGCGATATGCCAGTCGCCAAGGTCATCATCGATGGCGCCAACAAACAAGCGGTCGAGGAGATCACGCATAGGCACCAAGTCGCACTCGAGCCAGCGGATAAGACAGGCAAAACCGATTTCATCGAGATCCTCAACGCCGAGCTCATCCAAGGAAAAATAAAGATCAATGACAAATGCACAGCCCTAACTCAAGAGATGATGGGCTTAGTCTGGCAAACCGAGGGCGACAAGATCAAGATGCCTCGCAAAGAGCATCCAAACCTGCCAAACCATCTATGTGATGCTCTGCTCTATGCATGGCGTTATTGCTATCAGTATATGTCAGCGCCTAAGGATAAGAGGACGGTCATTGGATCACGCGAATGGTATCTTGAGCAATCCAACATTGATTGGAATAAAGAGCGTGAGAAGTTAGAGGGCGATCGTGGCTTGTGGCCAGATGATTCAGCTGGATTTGATCAATACTAAGCGAGATGGCCAGACGCGACTCTGGCTGGTGTTGGTATTCGGCGCGCCTGCATTATTCCCAACCACGTCGAGTCTAAACGTGCGTGTCTCCAGTGGCTGCCGGGAGTTTTCCGACATTTAATGGCCGCACGACTTTATACGTGTCCACCACAGCTTTCCACGCCGCATCTCTGGCATTGAATAAGCAAGAATCAATCATAATTCAACGAATAAGTGCCATTCCCGGTCTTATCGAGAGCTTTTCTGCTCATTTCGATAGGAGTTGCACTGATGTTGCCTTTTCTTAAACGAAATGTAGACGCGTCTGCCTCTGGCCCAGTCCAGCACATGGATACAACGCCAGATGAGGGTGACGATCAATCGTATGATGCCATGGAGTCGGCCATGGAGGATCTGTGCAAAGCAATCCACGCATCAAACTACTCTGCCGCTGCTGAGGCATTCAGATCAGCTCTAGATCTCAAAGATGAAAAACCAGAGAAAAAGGAAGCTAAATGAGTAATATCCTACAGCTCCACGTGCCTTACATGAATGTCGGGCTAGATACGATGACTTACACAGTCGTACCAACGCTAACAAATCCTGCTGGTGCAGGCATCTATAACGTAACATGTCAGGTGAGTGTGCCAAGCGCTCTTGCTACTGGCGATGGTGCGGGCTCTGGCCAAGGTCCAGGCTCTGGCGCAGGCGGTGGTGGCACAAGCGGTAATGGATTCGGTGGTGGTGGTCAGGGCTTAGGCTTTGGCGGTGTTGGCCAAGGCTTTGGTGCAACGAGTGGATATCAGCAGCCATCAGCATATGGATCTAATCAGACATTCGGACCGGTGGTGAGCTCAAGCTTATCGATTGTGGTTAATCAGAATGGATCACCAATCTATACAGCGCCTGTGATTGCACCGACTCAAGGTGAGTTGCAGTTTAAGATCCCAATCTTGGCAGCTAACAGCGATGTGATCACAGTTGTGCTCTCATCGAGCAATGCAAACGATAAAACACTACAGGCAGTTAAATCAATTATCCAAATCGGCGAGGGGATGTAATGGCAACATATAATCAGAATTTCACATTCACAGGTCTTGGTACCCTAAGTACCAGTCTGCCAATTGCAGGCCCTTACTTTGTTGACGGCAAGATTACAGTGCCAACCATTGTGTCAGGCGGTGTGCCATCGCAGCTGGTCGTAACGATCAATCAGAATGGATCACCAATCTATGTGGGCCCAGCAGGTGCCGAGGGGTTTCATGTGGATCTACTTGGTGCCGTTAACGATACTTTGGCTGTGGTTTTTAGTTCTTCCCTGGCTTCAGACGCTCTCATCAACACTAACAAAGCAGTCATCGCCATCGGATCGGGCATGTAGCGTGCCATTGCTTAAAGGTAAGTCACCGGCTGCATTCAGCCAGAATGTGAGTACAGAAATGAATTCTGGAAAACCACAAAATCAATCACTGGCGATCGCCTATGCAATGAAGCGTAAAGCTAAAAAGATGGCTGAGGGCGGATTCATTGAGGATGAGAATGCATCTGGATTCTTAGACCATGAGGGTAATGACGTTAAGCACGATGGCCCAGCAATGGCTGAGGATGATCGTGAGCTCGGTCAACATGGTGAGATCGAGGAGGGACCGCAAGGCGCTTATGCTGAGGGTGGCTTTATCGGATCACATCAAGGTGATGAGCATGACATGGATATGATCGGCAAGATTATGGCTATGAAGCAGCGTGAGTTTTATCATGGTGGCACAGTACCTATGCCTGGTGGTGCTAAAGGTGTAGAGAAAGCATTCGGCGGTCATGAGGATGACTCTGCGCCGGCAAAACCAGCGCAATCTAGTGAGTCAAGGCCTGATCCTATCTATCATCAAGCGACATCGGCACCAACCCCTGAGAATTCAGCATCCCCAACAGATTATTTCTTAAAAAAACAACGATCTGGAATGGCAAAAGGCGGCATGGCTTATTCTGAGGGCGGGCAGATCGGTAAGATCATGCGCAAGTCGGATAAGAAACATATGCCTGCGATGATGTCAGAGGGCGGTCGTATCGCCAACCAAGATGAGATCATGGCTGGATTTGATCCAAACGAATTCGATTACTTGCACCTACATGATGATGATTATGAGAAGGCTGATTACACCGGTGCTAACTCTGGTGATGAGATCGGCAATGCTCAAGAGGATAAAGACCAACATGATGAGATTGCTCGCATTATGCGCTCGCGAGCTAAAAAAGATCGGCTCCCAACTACAAGGTAACTAAAAGAAATGATCAATGAACTAAAAGATCTTAAGGCTCTATTAAAGCTATGCAGGTCTCAAGGTGTCACTGAGATCGAGATTGGCACAACCAAGATTAAACTTGGCGAGATGCCTATTGAGCAACAGACATCATCTGGTGAGCAACCTGAGATTCAGTCAGACAATCCATGGGCCAACTTCCCATCAGGGATTCTAACCCCTGAGCAACTCATGTTCTACAGCTCCGGTGGCAAGCCAGAGGATGACATGGTCGCTGCGGCTGGTGATCAATGAAGATAAAAAAGGTTACGAAATCCCCTGAGCGCATTGTGATGAGGACGAAGCCTAAGCTCAATGAGAATATGGAAGTGCTGACTGAGTGGTGGAAGGCTGATGAGAATCGTGTCGGCATCGATCTATGCGGCACAGCCTCATACTTAAAGACTCATCAAACCTATCGAATCAGACAAGATGCTGTGAATATCAGGATGTACTGTGGTCTGAATGTGTATAGCTATGCCGGATCCAATGTCTCTAAGATGGATCGCACCAAAACCCTTCCAGATGATAGACCTACATTCAATTTAATTCAGGCATGCACGGACACATTGGTCTCGCGCTTGAGTCAGAATCGCGCACAACCAAAATTCTTGACCGATGGTGCGGACTATAAGCAACGACATTTGGCGCAGAGGCTTAACGAGTTTATCTTGGGCGAATTCTATCAGACCAAAGCCTACGATAAAGGCGTTAAGATGCTGCGTGACTGTATTGTCATGGGCACTGGATTCTTAAAGGTCTATGAGGGCGATGACAACAAGGTCTGCGTTGATCGCGTACTGCCAACGGATATCTATCTCGATGATAACGACTCTCTGAATGGCAATCCACAGCAGATGATTCAGCTCATGATCATGGATCGCGACAAGCTGATCTCGAGAAATCCAAAAGAGGCAGCGATCATTGCTGAGACCCCGCAGAGTTATCCAGATAACGCGGCTGACTCTGCGCGCACAACAGCTGATCAAGTGATGGTTGTTGAGGGTTGGAAGTTAGCATCAGGGCCAGATAAAGATGCACCTGGATATCAGCCAGGTCGTCACACTATCGCTACCGTTAACGGATCGCTAGTGGATGAGGTATGGCATAAGACCAAGTTTCCATTCGTCTCGATGATGTACTCAGATCCATTCTTAGGATTCTTTGGTCAGGGTCTAGCTACGCAGCTCTTTGGTACACAGATGACCTTGAATCGGATTCTATACACCATCGCACGTGCGATCACACTGGTTGGCGTGCCTCGTGTATTCTTAGAGCAATCATCCAAGGTCGTTAAGGCCCACCAGAACAATGAGATCGGTGTAATTGTGACCTACTCTGGCGTGAAGCCGAGTTATGAGGTTGCGCCATGTAATGCGCCTGAGCTTTATGCCGAGCGCGATAAGCTGATCCAGTATGGATTTCAACAATGCGGTGTCTCTGCCATGCAGGCAACATCGCAAAAACCAGAGGGTTTAAACTCTGGCGCTGCAATTAGATCATACGATGATATCTCTAATGATCGATTCGCAGAGCTCTCTAAAAAGTATGAGAATGTTTATGTCGATCTCGCGTATCTGATCGCCGATACCGCAGTGGATATCGCTAATCGCGATGGCAAATACCAGACTGTGTATCCGAATAAGGATGGCACCAAAGAGATCGATCTGCCTGCAATGAAATTCTTAAATGATCCATTCGTCATTCAGTGCTTTAGTGAGTCTAGCTTACCTCGCACACCAGCTGGTCGGATTCAAACCGTCACCGAGCAAGTGCAAGCCGGCATGTTGACCATCAAAGAGGGTCGTAGACTCATGCGTTTCCCAGACCTTGAGCAGAATGAGCGATTGGATAATGCGAGTGAGGAGCGCATCTTTAAGATCCTCGATGAGATCGTTGAGGATGGTAAGTATACACCACCAGACTCATTCATGGATCTGATGCTGGCTCAACAACTGACTGTTCAATACTACAATCTGTATATGGCAGCGTCGTTGGAGGAGAAGAAAGCGGACATGCTTCGTAACTTCTTCCAACAAATTCAGGTCTTGCAACAAGCTGCAATGCCGCCACCACCACCGCAGGCCCCTGTACCTCAGGCACAGCCTCAATCATTACCACAATCCCCTTTAGTATCAAACGCTGTGGGAGCAACCCCGGCGCAACAATAACACAGTCAAAGTAATGACTGAGAGGATGGACCATGAAGGTGACACCAATAGCAGGACCAGGCGCAGGTACGCCCGGTGTAGCAACGAATGCACAAGTAGGATCAAGCGTTAGTCCAGATAGACGAGCGGCGGCGATTACTGCGGCCTTAGGCCAGACAGCAATCACTAAATCAGATATGCCGATCGATCCACAGCTCGAGCGCGCACAGCAGAGTATTAAAAAGATCAAGATGCGCACTAATGTGTCGCCTGATCGATTCAATCAAGAGGCGCAATCACTCGTTGATACAGCGCCACCAACATTAACAGATCCAAATGCACAGGCAGAGCCGGTTGTTGAAGCGACGCAACCGATCAGCCCTCAATTCGCCGCACTGGCAAGACAGAAGCGGGCACTCCAAGTGAAAGAGAGTGAGATTGCAGCTAGAGAGAAAGCATTGGCCGATGGCGCAGGCCCTAGTGGCACTGACCTGGTAGCCAAGCTTAAAGCTGATCCATTGAGTGTGTTGCAAGAGGCAGGTGTTACTTATGAGCAGCTCACAGAGGCTATTCTAAATAACCAGAACGGTATTAATCCAGAGATGGTTGCACTGAAGGCTAAGATCGATGCCCTTGAGAAGGGTTTCGAGACCAAGCTAACAGAGCGTGATCAGCAAGCCAAACAACAGGTCTTGAGTGAGATGCAAACTCAAGTCAACCAACTGGTTGGTCAGGGCGATGATTATCAAATGATCAAAGCCATGGGCAAACAAAAGGATGTTGTGGGTCTCATCGAGCGCACGTGGGAGAAGGGTTGGCCTGAGAAGGGTCTGCCTGCTGGCTATGTGCTTGATATCGAGGAGGCTGCAAAGATCGTCGAGGATTTCTATGTCGAGGACATTCTGCCGATTGCGAGACTTGGAAAGGTCCAGAGTAAGTTAACTCCTGCACAAGAGATTGCGCAGACGCAAGGGCCTCAAAGACAACAAATGAGAACATTAACAAACCGTGACACTGCACGACCAGTGCTCGATAGGCGAGCGCGGGCTGTTGCCGCTGCCATGGGAACACTAAGGAGATAATATATGGCTATTGCACCAGTATATGCCAACTCGGCGAATCAAATCGCTGCGTTGAAGGAATTGTATGTGGATGACAAGGATTACATGAAGAATATCGTGTATTCGAAGAATCCTTGGCTCGCGATGATTCCAAAGAACGAGTCGCCTGATGGTTTCGCAGGTAAATATATTCCTGTGCCATTGGAGTACGGTAATCCTCAAGGTCGTGCGCACGTATTTGCTAATTCTCAGAATCAGCAAACTGCATCCGACGTTGTGTCTTACTTCGTATTCGCAGTACAGGATTACCAGCTGGTTACGATCACCAATTTGCTCATGGAGCAGACTAAGAATAACGCTGGAGCGTTTGTTGATGAGGCATCGCGCACGCTGGATAACGGCACACGCAACTTGTCTAACAACATGGCGTTTGAGCTATTCTCTGGTGGTACCGCATCCCGCGGTGTGATCAGTGCAGCTGGTATCGCATACGCAGCACCAACCATTACTTTGACGCTGTCTAACAGCCAACAAGTAGTGCAGTTTGAGGTTGGTATGACCATGCAAGCATCTGCTACCGATGGTGGCGCTGCTCTGCAAAACACTCCAGGCACCATTGATGCTGCTCAAGTAGCATCGGTGAATCGTGGAACTGGTGTTATCACTTTGACTGTTGTACAGGGTGCGCCACAGACCTCTTGGGGTGCTGGCGACTTCCTGCAAGTCTTGGGTGATATCGGTATCGGTGGAGCGACGACTATTGCCGGAATGTTGGGCCTGTCGGGCTTGGCGGCCTGGGTTCCTTCCGTGGATCCTGGCGCAACGGACAATTTCTGGGGCGTGAATCGCTCTGCAGACGTGACCCGTCTCGGCGGACTACGGTTCAATGCCACCGCGTTCTCGATCTCTGAGGGGATCACGAATGCATTGGCACTGGCTAACCGCGAGGGCGCTGCCCCTGATTTGATCCTGGTCGACTTCGTGAGCTACGCAACCCTGATCAACGAGCTTGGCGCAAAAGTACAATATGTGCAGCTCGACCATGATGAGGTTGAGGTTTCTTTCGAGGCGATCCACTTCCACTCGTGCTTATGGAAAGATCCCCGTCCTGGCGGACCGTAGCCAACCACCCCAGAGTGCGAACCTGTTGACGGTAGACACTTGGAAATTGCGCACACTTGGCAAGGCTCCTCACATTCTTACATATGGAATGGAAGGCCTTGAAGGTTTGCGAGTTGGAAATGCGGACGCTTTGGAGATCCGCATGGCTTACTACGGAAACGTGATTTGCTCTGCGCCTGGCTACAACATGAATGTGTTGCTGTCGGCATAATCTTAAGGGCTCGAGGCTAGAAACCTCGGGCCTTTTCTCTAAGTGCCATTCCCGGTCTTATCGAGGCTTGTTGTTCCAATAAGCGCACTGCCCTGACTGTATCTGACGCAACAGGGAGAGACATTGTCAGAATAATGAGGTTTCTCATGTCATATGCACGTGGTTTTAGCCAAAACGGCACCAAACTAAATTGCAATATCACTAAAGTATGCGAGGTTGAGCTCAACTTCACCGTCGATGCTGCCAACGGCAACGGTCTAGGCGTTCGCACCATCAAATCCAATGGCTATGTCGAGAATGTATTCATGCACACCTCGTCAACGCCTGGTCTTGGCAATGGTGGCTACACTAACCCAAATCCTGCGGTTGGATTCTGTTGGGTTCAATTTAAAAACAACTTTAACTTTGCTCTGTCTGGATCACAATCCATCGTATCGCCAGTATCTGGCAGCCCACTGACATCTGTAACATCTGGTGGCGCTTACATCATCGTATCTCTTGGCACCACGACTCTTGCTCAATGGCAAGCTGCAGGTGTCCCACAAGGATTCGTGCCAAGCGTAGGGATGTCATTTGTTGCTAAAGCAACTGGTGCAATTGGTGGCACTGGCGCCGTCGAGGTGCCGAGTGTGTCTGGCATCGTTGCTACTGAGATTGTTGGTGATCCAAATCAGATGATTAACAATAGCGCGATTGCTGCAAACGGTGGCGCATGGGTGTTGCTCCAATTCTTAGGTGCAACTAGCTCTGGTGTTACGACTCTGATCCCTACGGCACCAGCTGCTAACTCAACAATTGCAATGCGATTCCGATTCGATGGCTCGAGTGTATCCATCCCAGATGCTGGCCCATCCAATACAGGTCGCGGCGGTCTTTAAAATATAACGGCTCCTTAAGGGCTTAAAAAACCCTCTAGGGGCCAATTTCAAAGGACGTTATGGCTGTTGTACCGTTCCAACCCCAGAATCTGACTGCAGAGCAAGCTGATGGGACCGTTCTCCTCACGTGGAATGGCTCTCTTGGTGCGACTACATATCAGATCCAACGCAGTCTTGATGGCGTTAACTTTACTAACCTAGCGACAACAGCCGCAGGTCAGTATGAGGATGCCTATCCAAGCGTTGTGGTCGGCACACAGTATTATTATCAAGTAGCTGGCGTTAATATCGCTGGAACAAGCCCATACAGCTCTGTTGTTAGCGTAGTCCCATCACCACCAAGCGAGATGTCCCTTGGTGAGTTGCGACTGCGGTGCCAACAGGCGAGTGATCGCGTTAATTCGCCATTCATTACAACATCAGAGTGGAACTATTGGATCAGACTTGCGATGTACGAGCTCTATGACATCTTGATGACCTCGTATGAGGATTACTTTGCATCTGATTTTGTGACCATTATGACCAACGGCACTGTTGCTAACTATCCACTGCCAGATGGTGCGACTAATTATCTTGGTGGTGCTTACACTGGCACATCGGGCGCACCTGCTAAAGCTTTTTACAAGTTAGCTGGTATGGATCTGAATGTGAATACGAGTACGCTAACACCATCGCGTGTGAGTTTGCTCAGATTCGACTTTATCAAACGCAACCAATATGTGTATCCGAATTCAACGTCGACAATTTACGGCGTATACAACATGCGCTATCGCATCATGGGCAACAATATTAATATCATACCAACACCTGCCGGTAATCAGCAGTTGATTGCATGGTATTCACCTCGCTTGCCAGCCCTACTTGCAGATACTGACCTTACAAACATTGGCGTCTCAGGTTGGCTCCGTTACGTCATCGTGCGCACGGCTAAGTATGCTCTGGATAAGGAAGAGGGCACAGATACGACTAAGCAGGATAACGAGATCCTTTTTCTCAAGAAACGGATCGAGGAGGCGTCTAGTAACAGAGATGCCGGTATCGCGGATACGATCTCTGAGACTCGCAATGACCCAATCTATGGCGGCACGGGATGGGCTGGAGGAACGTCTGGCGGTGGCTGGTAATGCAGTTACCGTTGAATCTCTCAACATCGCAGATGCAGACCAGATGGAAATCCATTCTCGATCCTGTACTCGCTAACCCATTGCTACAAGGTCGATTGATCTCAAACATCTCTCTGGTGCCTGGTGATAACGTCATCAATCATAAGCTTGGCAGAGCTCAAATTGGATGGATCGTCACTGATAACAACGAGGGCGACATCGATCTCTATAGGGATGCGCCATTTAACGATTTAACTTTAACACTTAATTGCGACACGCCAGCAATTATAAGTCTGTGGGTGTTTTAATGGCTGATGTAATTATATCACCAAACATGATGATGCCTGTGCCGATCCCTGGTGTTGATCCAGGGCCTGACTGGGCGAATAACGTCAATGCCTGTTTATCTATTATTGACGGTCACAATCATGCTCTGGGCACTGGAGTGCAGGTAACGCCTGCCGGTTTGAATATCAATACGGACTTGCCAATTCTTGGCAACAACTTGACTCAAGTTAGAAGTATTCGGTTTAATCCTCAGGGCTCACCGTTAACATTGCCTGCGGATGTAGGGGTTATTTATGAGTCTGGTGTCGACCTTTATTACAATGATGGCAGCGGTAATCAAATCAGGATCACACAAGGCGGTAGCGTTGTGGGGCCAACTGGTTCTATTACCGGTCTCACTCCCCCTGCTAGTGTATCTTACGGCTTTGGCACTTTCGTCTTTGAGAGTAACGTAAACACACCCGCCAATTTAGATGCTGGCAGCATCATCCTGCGAAATATTGTCGCGAATTCTCATGGCCTAACACTCTCGCCACCAGCTGCGATGTCTGCAGATTACACTCTGACCTTGCCGTCGTTGCCTGCGAGTAAAGAGCCGGTCACGCTAGACACGTCTGGTAATTTCGGCACTCAACGGCAGCTTGTTTGGGATATCGTGGTTAACTCTAACCTAGGATCTGGTGGCGTGGGTGATTTTGCCACGATCGGATCAGCACTTGGTGCCGCGACAACTGGTCAGAGCATCTTAGTGATGACTGGCACATATACAGAGAATGTCACGGTGTCTAAATCGGTCAGTCTCTATGGCCTCGGTGTTGGCTGTATCATCAATGGCACTCTGACTATCGCAAGCGGTGCGAATGATTGTCTGGTTGAGGGTTTTAAAGTCACTGGCAACATCACGATCAACTCAGGTGTCAGTGAGGCTAGCTTGATCTCATTCTGGCTAGGCTCTGGCTCTACATTAACAAACAACGGATCTGGTTCATTTATCCAGGGAATGGCGGAGTAATGGCAACACCAATTGGAACATTAGGCTCAGTTGATAGCTGGACGATCGCGGGCAGAGAATTCGTGAATGTACCAAACATGGTCGTACTTAGAGGCTATACAAGTGGATCATCCAGTACATCGCTATGCATGTCTGGCACTACGGTCGGATATCAAGTGCCGGCGGGTAAGACACTGTCGATTTATGCAGTAGAGCTGATCTGCTCATCCTCGACACCATTTGACGTCTCACCATTGTACATGACGACAGATGTTGGATTCAACGCCAGCCCGTCTGCGCCTGTTAGCCCGATTTACAATTTTGGTAATCAGGCAGCGGCTAACCTGCTGACAACATCACTAACTAATTACCAAATCATCCCCATGAATTATCTGTGGGTGATCCCGGCAACATTCTATCCAGGATATGTGACTAGCGCATCCGGTGGCGTGGTTATCTTTTTGAATGCGTATGGAACACTTGCATAATGGCAGTACCAGTAAAGCAGAATATCCCGATCAATTTTGCACAGGGTTTGGATCAAAAAACTGATCCAAAGCAGGTGCCTATTGGGAAATTTCTGCAGCTGGATAACTCTATATTCACAAAAGGTGGCTTGCTACAAAAGCGAAACGGGTTTGGATATCTATCCAACTTGCCAGACACAAGTTACACATATTTAACCACATTTAACGGTAATTTGACTGCAATCGGTAGCAATCTTGCCGCCTACAACGCTGCTAATGCGACTTATGTTGTTAAGGGTCAGATCCAACCAGTCACCGTAAACACGCTGCCGCTTGTTAGAAACAATTTCAATCAAGTGCAATGTGATGCCGTGATTGCGGCGAATGGTGTGGTCTGCACGGTCTACACTGAGAGCACTGGATCTGGTGATAATTATAAATATGTGATCGCAGACTCTGTGACGGGGCAAAACATTGTTGCGCCGACATTAATCCCGTCATCCACTGGCGCTGTATCTGGCAGCCCACGTGTATTCTTACTTGGTAACTATTTCTGCATCGTTTATACCGTGTTAACTGGTGGCGCCAGCCGGTTGCAGTATATCGCAGTCAGCGTGGTCACACCGACCATCGTAACAGCGCCTGAGGATTTAGCATCGCCGTATATCCCATCTGCGAATCTGTCATGGGATGGCGTGGTTGCGAATAATTCTCTATTTGTCGCCTTTAATACACTGACAGGTGGTCAATCGATCAAGATCACTGTGCTATCAGCATCTCGCGCATCGCAAGGGCTCACGCCTGCGGCTACAACGACGTTTACTGGTCAAAAAGCGACATCAATGAGCATGGCTGCCGATCTAACTGGATCATCTCCCGTTATCTGGGCATCTTATTATGACTCAGCATCAGTGACGTCTCATTCGCTGGCGATTAATCAGAATCTCGGTACTGTTTTGGCACCGACGCTGATCTCATCAGGCACAGCCATCGATAACATCACCTGTGTCGCGCAGAATTCGGTTTGCTCAGTTTATTATGAGGTCATCAATGCTTATTCTTATGATTCTAGCATTCCAACAGACTTCATTGATCATGTATCAATCACACAGACAGGCACAGTATCAGCAACCACCACAATTATTCGAAGTGTCGGTCTTGCATCAAAAGCATTCATTATCAACCAAGTGATCTATTTTTTGGCAGCGTACCAGAGCGCCTATCAGCCGACTTATTTTTTGATCAACGCAACAGAGAGCTTAGAATCAAGCCCAGTCATCGTCTCTAAGCTTGCGTATGAGAATGGTGGCGGATATTTGCCTGCGGGCCTGCCGAGTGCGATAGTGTCTGGCACAACGGTTAATGTTGCATATCTGTTTAAGGATTTGATCGCTGCTGTCAACAAGGGCACCAACGTGCCATCGGGGACTCAAGTAAATGGGATCTATTCACAGACGGGCATTAACCTTGCGAGCTTTGATCTCTCGACAACCGGTCTTGATACCGCCGAGATTGGCAATAATCTTAATCTCTCTGGCGGTTTCCTGTGGGGATACGATGGTGTACAGCCCGTCGAGAATAACTTTTTTGTCTATCCCGATAATGTCGAGGTAACTACAGCGACCACGGGCGGAGTACTCTGCGTTGATACCACTGCT